CTCCGTCAGCGCCGTTCGGAACATGGGCGGCATAGGCAAAGACGTGAAACACATGGCCCCGCTGGTAGGTGGCTGCATTATCCTCCCGGATCTCCAGCGGCTCTCCGAACTCGATGCCTGCGGCGGCCACGGAAATCCCCGGCCAGGCGTGGGATTCGTTGAAAACCGCCTCCTCGCCGGACCATTTTTCGCAGGGAACCGTCAGGCCCCCGGCGGAAATGACAGCGGCAACCTTTGCCTTTAGGGCTGTTTTCAGATCGGTGCGGAGGCTCATTTGTTCCCCCAGTCTGTCATCCAGGTTTTCGAATAGCGACCTTCGTTGANTTTAGTGGTGTACAGGGTCTGCAGGTTGCGAATGGCGCGGGCCCGCTCCTGTTGCAACACCGGCCCGACAAATGGCCGCGCTTTAACCCGGCGGACACCGACCCGTGGTATCGCCCGGTGGATAGCATCCCATTTGCGCTGCGCGCCCTTGAGCGTCTTGAGCTTACTGAAATGCTTTGCTCCAGGATTGAGCAGCCTTGAGGCCATGCCCCGCTGTTGTTTGCCGGTGATCGTCAGAAAGAACCCTGCGGCATGCCGAGCAGCGGCGCCGGTAAACTGGCGGCTGATCGGCTGGAACCGCTGTACCTGTCCGCCCTTTATTCCGGTCTTGAATCCGGTGTGATTCTTGTCCATAAACCCGGCATAGGCGGCAAGATCAGGAACATCCACAAAATACCGGCTGAACCGCGCCACCCACTTGCCGTAGCCCTGTCCCTTGCGGAGATACTTGGTGATGGGCGCATACTTCCAGGAGCCGCCGCCCTGCGACTTGGCATACTCCTGGATCTTGAGGTTGAGCCGGTACGACTCGCTGCGCAGGGCAGCGGTCATGGCGGCCGTGTGCCGCTTGGTAAATTGGGCGGCGGTGCTGCGAAAATCCTTGAGGTCAACGGTTGACTGGATCATTGCTTCACCAACTTGACAATCTCATGTTCCGGAATCCCCACCTTCATGGCGATCAGCAGGGTGATGCGGCGCACCTGCGACAGCTCTTCCCGGAAGCCCTTCTCCTCCACATCCGACTTGCCCTGACACCCGGCGCACTGAGTGGTGGTGACGTAGGAGGTGTCCACCGTTTTTTTGAAGAACTTGGCGACCCCCAGCTTGACGAACTCCCAGGCGGACAGCGCCACCAGAACCAGTATGGCCTGCAAAACATAGTTTTCCATCATGGCACCACCCTGATATTTTGCTGGCAATACAGCAGCCACACCCCTGATTCATGCCGTTTTCTGTCCACCACCTCCAGGAGCTGCGTACCCATGGGCAACGTCCTGGCAATGGTATCCAAACGCTCCGGCTCCGCCTGCAACTCCGACTCCCGGATCTCGCACACCACACAATCCGCCCGCACATGCTCGCTCACCACATCGTCCGGAGTAAGGCCCCGGAAGATGACGGTGGGCGCGGCAGACCAGGTGGGGGCGGTGTAGACGGCGGATTTTCCTGCCAAGTCGAACAGGTCGTCCGCCGCCTCGGTGATGTCTTCCTCAAAGCCCANNGCNGNTTACAGGTATTCCANGGCNACAATGAACTTTCCGGCGGTGANNGCNGCNACCCCGATGGTCATGGTGATGCCCTTGCCCGCCGCGGTGGTGCGGATGGCGGTGGCGGCCGTGCCGACCGGCACGGTATCCAGCAGGGCATTCAGGGCGAGGGCGGCCTTGAGAGTGGAAGCGAGCACATCCACGGCTGTTTCCACGCCCAGGGTTACGGTTGGCGCGCCGCCGGAGGTGACCGCTTCCTTGACATGGATCATGCCGCTGGTGATCACGGCATCATCAGGCAGCCGATCACCGCGCATGGCGATGGTGCCGACGGCGCCGCCGTCCATACCGAAGTCGTACTCGAAATAGGCGACCTTTTTCGTGGGGTCGAGACCTTGTCTTTTCATGGTGGTTCTCCTTGCAGGATAAATGGGGGGCGGAGACCGCCCCCGGATTATTCAGTCTTTAAGCCCGGTATTGTCCGGTTGTTACGCCCCGGCGTTTTTCAGCAACGCCTTCCAGTCAACAGCCTTGGCGCCAGCGTCGATGCGGACCTTGTACTCCACGCCGTCCACGCCCCAACCCTGACGGGTCTCCATGTACGGAGCCTGCTGGCCGTTGAGGAAAAAGACAGTGACGGTCTTCCCTTTCGGGCCGGCCAGGTAAAAGGCGGTGGCGGAGGAGTCGTCCAGCCGCGCATCATAAACCCGTTTGAAGCGACCGCCGGCATAGGGATTGCTGCGGGTGGCGTCCGCGGCGGAACCGGCAAACTGGTTGGAGGAGAAGAAAATCTCCGCCGCACCCTCGATGGAAACCGGGGCGATGAACACCTCGGGCCTGATGTTGAGACGGCGCTTGCCGAGCAAATCCTTCTGCAGCTTCATCAGCTTGATGGCCTCAGCCAGCGTGATCTCGCTCACCACACCCGCGGTGCCCAGGTTGCCATGGCTGGCATGGAACAGGGCCACGCTGTCGCGCATGGCCGAGTTGGCGGTCAACACTGCGTAGGGCAGGTCGCCGACCTTGCGGGCTGCGGCCTCGCCGTGGTTTCTGGGGGTNTCGGTCAGGGCGGACAGGTCATCGTTGATGATGGTCTGCCGCGTAATGGCAAAGAGCTTGCCGTAGGTGACGATTTTGTACTGCTCCTTGGCATCGGNGCGCTTGCCGTAGCCATAGGGCTGCGATTCGCTGATTTCGTCCAGATCCTCGGTTTCGGAAGCGCTGACCAGGTCATGGGTTTTGAAATCAGAGACGGAACCGACACCGCACCACTCCTGCCAGGTCTCCGGGGCGGTCTCGTAGCCTGCGAGCAGAGCCTTGTTCGCCACGTTGGAGAGCAAGGCCGGGAAATCGCTGGTGGTCATGGCCCGGCCAACCATCTCCATGACGTTGCCGCCGGTGGGCTGCCCGGCAAGCATCAAGCTGTGNCGGGCCATTTCCCGGAGGCTGTGGCCCATGAGCTCATGCGCCCCCGGAGCAGGGGTGGCGATGGTGATCCCGGCCCGCAGGCACAGGGCATCCTGCCCTGCGGCGCGGAACTTTTCTTTTTCATCNGCGCCCACGGAAACCCGGAAACCAGGGGCAGGCTCCTTGGCCCGCTGGGCCTCGACATGCTCCAGCACCTTGGCGCGGGCGGCATCAACAGTGGCGCCGGTGGCAGAAAGCTGGGAGGCGATGTCCGCACAGTCGAAACGTGCGCCCATGGCGGTGATCTCGGCGTGGCGCTCGCGTTCTGCCGTAATGGCGGTGCGGACAGCCGCATCCACATCGGGGGCGGCAGCGGCAGCCTGTCCCGGTGCCTCCAGAGTCCGCAAGAACTCCCAAGCCCTTTCCTCGTTCGCGTCTTTTGAGAGTCCCCGGCTTTCCAGGAACGCCCGCAACTGCTCATTCATAGCGTTCTCCTTACTTTGCGGCGCGGGGTTTCCCCTTGCCTGATGGTTATGCGCCTCGGCCCGTGCCTTGGCGGTTTCGTCGGCCCCGATGGGGCAGACGGAAAGTTCTTTGACGCTCCAGGAGGTAACCACGCGCACCGGACCTTCAAAGGAGCGTCCATCGATAACTGCGGTCTGGCCATCCGGCACCCAGGTGGCGGCATCCACGGAATAGCCCACGGAAAAATCTGTGATATGGCCGTCGCGGGTCTTTGCCCAGGCCGATTCCGCCCCGGGATCGTCGGCAAAATAGGCACGGCCGACCAGTTGGGTGGGAGTGGCCTGGAGGTTGCGGCAAGAGCCGATCACCGATGCGGTGGAATAGCGCTGGTGGGAATCGAGCAGCGGGATCTGCCTGTTATCCGGCATCGTGCAACCGCTCATGAGCAAAATCTCTTCGATGGTCTCCCATCGCTCCCAATCGAACACCCGCACCCGGTTTTCACTGGCGCAGGTAACTTCCAGGGATCTGCTTTCGGTGTCCAGGGTGACAGGCCCTGCGCCCTGCAACCGCAGGGACAGTGAGCGGTATGCTTTAAGCATCGGCGTCTCCTTTTTTCGTGTCGTTCTGTTTTTCTATGGCTGCCGGATTGTTGGCCAGGGCCGTGGAGATGGCGGAGAGGTCGAGGCTGATGTCGAACTCCTTGGCTAAATCCTTGGCCTCCTGAATTTCGCGGTAGATATCCTCAAGATCCCGGCCACGGGCGGCGGCAATTTCCTGCGGGCTCCGCAAGCCGGCCTTGATCTGGTCGATCATCGCCTTGGACTCGCGGGCAATATCGATGGACTCCATGCCGGGCGGTTGCCAGGTGGCACGCAGGTAGCGGGCAGGGTCGGAAAAGTAATCGCGGAACGGCAACCGGCCGGAGAGCACCGCCTGCTCCATGAACATCCGCTTGACAGGCTCGCAGAATCCACGGATATGGCGGCGGGTGATGGGTTTCAGGCTGTGGTTGAAATCGTTGCGCACCATCTTGCCGACCGAGTAGTTCAGGCCATCGTAGTTTCCGGACAACAGCTCGTATGGCACAGTGGTGGAGATGGAAAGCATGGTGAGGATCAGCTTGACCATGGGTGGAAAGTTGGTGCCGGGCCGAGGATTGGCCATCAGGTTCAACTTTTCGCCGGGCCGGAGATACTCGATGATGGCGTTTTGCAGCTCTTCGATCCTTTTGCCGTCGGCCCCAGTGGTTGTCCCGTATTGGCGACCGGCAATGTCCGAAGTCTCAATAATGGCCATCCACTTGGCGGCCATCTTGGCGCCGTCCATTTCCGCGTCCATGTAGTCGGAGAGGTCGCGGGCCACCAGCACTCCGGGGGTAAACTCGGAAATCCCCCGCAACTGGCCGGGGCGGGTGGTGCGGAAACCGTGGATGACCTGACTGGCCTCGACACGGGTGGTGGTGCCAAAGGAAACCGGATCGGCAAAGTGGTAGGCAACTGCCCGGCCGGTGGCGGGATCGTACTCCACGCCCTCATGGATCTTGTTCTGGCCCAGAGCCTTGGCGCCTGCCGCCGAAAGCCAGTCGGCTTCGTACATCTGCACGGCCAGCGGCAAAAAGCGCGATTTATCGTTCAGGTGGCGGCGGACCAGGATGTACTCCCCAGCCTCCAGCTCCTGACGCTTGGCAAGGTGCATCATCTCGTTCAGGTGAAGATGGCCGGAGGCGTCCGCCTCTTCGCACCACTGGGAATAGGCATCTTCGGCCTGGGCCACCAGGGAGCGGTCCAGCTTGCCATTCTTGCCCTTGATTGCGGCCTGGTAGGTAATGCCCTGGCCGACCGTATAGTCGGCGATGACATTGACGGCCCGGGCGAAATAAGGAAAGTCGCGGATGAGCTGCCGGACGCGGGCGCGAACCGGGGCGGCTGAGTTGGCGATGATCTCGTTGATTGAAGCGTCCACCGGATTCCAGGCCCCGATGGTGCGCGGAGATTGGGCGGCGGCGAAGGTGGTGGAGCGGAGGCCTGGAAGGGCGGAGCGAATCAGGCGGCGGCGGGCCTCACTCCCAGGCAAGACGATGCCGATCACGCGGTCAACCGCATAGCCGATGGCGTCCAGGGCATCCATCAGCCGCGCCCCCCGTTTGTGGCGAAGGTACGGAAAGAGGCCGTGCCGGTCTCCATAGCGGCCATGGTGCGGGCATGCTCGATGGCGTCGCGCAGATCCTTGGCGCTGTTCCACTTGATGGTTTCACCGGCCACCGTGGCCTCGGCTCGGCCAAAGCTGTGGTTGCGGTACCGCTCAAGCAGGTGGGCCAGCAGTTCCGTCCAGGTTGTAAAGGGGGTTATCGCCATGCCCGGAGTGTACAGGACGTTTTCGGCGATTTTGGTATTTACGGGTAAACAGGGCTTATATACCGGTATTTACCGGTAAACAGGGCTTATATACCGTTATTTAGGGTTGACATGGTTTTTTGCAGTGCTCTCTATTTCACAAGCAGCAGGCGTCTTGTTGGTTCCTGAAATTCAAATTGCAGGGATTCCGCACCAAGTACCCGCTGAAGAATCAGCGGCAATCCCCGCAGAAGTTCCGGCTGTAAATCGCTGAAATTGACGCAGTGCAACAACTCCAAAACTTGCATGTCCTCTTTAGGCGGGACGCCGCCGGTCATTTCCAATATCTTCCGTATATCGCAAATATCGACCCGCTGTTTTTTGAGCATCTGCTGTACCGCCACCTCTGCTGCCATCCTCTGCATATCATTCATGTCGCGCCTTTTCCCTGGCCTGGAGTGAAATCTTGCTCTCTTTACCGCACCGCTTGCAGTACATTTTTGCGTAGTCGTAAAACCCTTCGATCCCGCTTGCTATTTGTTCAGGGGTAGCCGGGATACCCTCTGCGGCAGCGCATGTCCAATCGTGAAATCTCCAGAGATAGCAACCCCACAGGAGCTTGAAATAGATAATCATGCGATCAATCAGTTTCGTTTTGTCCACCGCTTACCTCCAACCGTTATGGGTCTTGTGCCGCC